GTCAACACCCGGACAGTCCCTCATCCCACCTACTTCTTCGCCTACCTACAACCGCTTCTTCGGTTCCTCCGAGGTACACTACACAATTCCGGCAATAATGCGGGAAAGTGTCAGCGTCTCTTATGGAAGCTCCACGATTTAGTAAACAGGTTCAAGTCTTATCGTCTCCAATTGTTCAGGTTGAAAACGATATTCCTTCTCGAAGTTAGCGAGACAAAGGTCCGCCCGTTCATGGTCGACGAATAGATCGTACCATGAGACCGCGCCTTTGATCCCTGTAATTGTACATTTACGCTCTGGCAACTCTTCTTCAGGCCAATAAACTGAAGGCCCGTAACGAGTTGGATCGGGGCGTCGCTGCTGCACATTCCGCAACGTAGCTTTCCGTGCTCTCTTAATAAGAGTCTGGGCTTCCTCTAAGTCCACCTCCCCTTGAAGATGCTTAAACATCGGTAGATAGTATAAGCAGTCCGCGGGAATCGGTGACTTCCGAATATTCCGTAACTTCTTTGAGAGCAGCTGCGTCATCCATGCCTCGGTAACCGTTGGCTCTGGACAATCGGTATGTACATGTATGTTGTATCCCTCCGGACCCGTGGAGAGAGGCAGGAAACGTAAAGTTTCTCTTCGCCCCTCAATCCACGCCATCTCAGCACGTTTAGCGACGTCTGGGCTTAAGGATTCGGTTAACTTCTCAATTGACTGCCGTCCACACAGGAGCACGTCTAAGGCTTTCGCCACACGTTCATCCCCCGTATACTTTCCGACAGTTTCGTCGAGAGTATCACCTTTACCTCTCCCCATCACTAAACCCATATTCACGTATCCCACCGGTCTAACTGCACAGAGTTTGCCATCAACCTTTCCGCCACTAAGCTTTCCAAGCTGGTAGTAGGTACTATTGATGTTAGCAAAATCTCGACTCACAAAATTCTTTCCTACACTAGGTAAGAACCCAACTTGTGTAATGATCCATCTCCAGAGCTTGTACATTCTCTCATCGCATGAGAACAAGACATCGTCGCCGTTAAACACGGCGGGGAGGTCTCTTATCGCGATGGGAATTCCATCATTGTTCCACACTTCATAAGTGTGACGCAGAATGGCTGCATTAATTATGCAGAGTACAGGGAAGCTCAATGGTGATCCCATAAGTTGACCCCTCATTTGCATGAAGGGAGTGGGCAGTTCGGACTTCCTGTCCTTCAGGTCTGCTTTGCAAACCCAGTTGTCGCCAAAGTAGGTTATACCTTGAGGCCCTAAAGCCTTTAAGAAGATATTCCTAATTCGGTTCACTCCTGGTGAGTTCGCGGAGCAGATCTCTTGAATGACAGCGAGGGACGCGTCCATATGGAGGTTATCAGTCGCGGCGGAATAGTCACCGCTTACAACCACATCTCCCACAGACCCGCGGAGAAGCACTTCATTAATGTGCCTTCTATCCACGGTTTCGCCTGTGAGATGGAATTGGTTAAAGCCTTGCAACTTGTTCCACATCCACTTCTGAATAGCCTGAGTTGGTGCGTACGCTCTAGCGCTACCGCACGAGATGGTCCTGACCTTGAGAGGTTCCAATATGAACTTAACGCGAACTTCCGAAGACATTTCCTGGTAGACTGCATCATAGAGCAGGTCAACAAATCGATCAGCCACGAGGGGAGCAGGTACGTAAATAAATTCGTACTTCAATCCCTTTTCGTAAAGACCGACCAACTCCCGTGAATTTAATTCGACAGGGGAAACGTTTCTGAGCACATGTCCGAGGATTCCTCCATTTTGACGGGAGGATTCAACACATCCATGTGAAGAAAGCGTCGCATTAAAAGGAACCTTGAGATCCTTCAAGGTCAGTGATCCCATCACCTCACGTGTAGTCCGTCTGATTTCACGTAAGATGGTAGGGGGGGTCCTCTTCATACTCGACAATATCTTCTTATGCTTGTGGGCCGCCGCTATAACTGTAGCGTTATCCACAGGTAACATACCCTTCTTCGCTCCTTGAAGGATGGAATTAAGAACTTCCAAATTCTTCAAACGGTCACCCCGTAATCTTGTTTCCAAGAAACGGTGCATCCGTCCAAAGAGCAAACGTCCATATTCAACGTTCATACCTTCAGGCTCCTCAGGATATTCCTTTGTGGTTTGTTTAGCATAGCGTACAAACAGGTAGTCTTTCTGAAACTTCAAGACTTGCACCCATCGTCCTTGTAAGGCAAGGATCGCCCAAAAGAAGTAGGCACTCTTAAGATCGTAAGAGTGCAGTCGTTTGTTGAGTGGTTGGAACCCAAGAACAACTAGCAACTTTTCAAGCACGCACACGATATCTTTACCGATCATCGATGCATACTCCCATTGCTCCGGCGTAATGTTAGATTTTAATGTTACAGGATCAAAGCTCACCATCAGCCAGCTATAGATATCAGAAATGTCATGTAAGCCCGTTCCGCATTGTCGGTTTAAACGGTACATAACAATTTGATTCTCATAGCCTCCGCCGATGGGAGTGGAGTTCGCAAACTTGAACACAGTTCGCAAGTGGTTCTCCAACGCCACACCGCTCATCGAGTCTAAATTCA